TTTACGTTCTTCATTTCGTCACTATGGGCTTGCAAACCGCGAACCATACGTTTGCGATAAGCAGTTAAGCTTTCACCGGACAATGGGCGTGAAGCAGATTTACCAAAAGCTGAGTAGACAGAATCCGCTTTTGCTTGACAATCAGCCATTACAGCCTCATCTTCATCGCATTTTTTAGCTTCTTCTTCGTCATCTTTGGCTTCTTCTTCTTCGTCAAATTTCATTTCTCCTGCTGGCATTTCAATTTTGCCTTCAGAGTCAGATTTTTCGATAGGAGCAGATTTCTCAGATTCATCATCTTTTTTAGCTTTACGCATCATGAATTTTTTAGCTTTAGCTTCAGAATCATCATCTTTCTTTGATTCTTCTTCTTCTTCTTCTTCATCCATGCGGTCATCGTCTTTGCGAGCTTTTTTATCAGCCGCAGTAACTAGTGGTGGAGCAGGTAAATTGCTTTTGGTTTCCATTTCGTCTAAACGGGAAATTGTTTTTCCCAGCAAAGACATAATGGCATCTAATTTATCGCCTTGGGCATCTGCCTTTGGCTCAATCTTATTTTCAGTCATTTTCAGACACCTCATTGTTAGTTAATAAAACTCCGGCGGCATCGCCACCCTTGTCCCATACTCCTTTTGAACCTCTAGCTTTCGTTACGATTGCTATATGATCCAGTAGGAATGGCACACCTTCAATCAAGAGTGGCTCGCCATTCTCAGTCGTAAGTGTAATGTTACCAGCAGTTTGGTCAAATACAACTGCTGGGGAAGTCGAAATCTCGCCTTCGCAAATTTCTGTTATTGCTTCTTGATCGTAAATCTTGGCAATTCCCCATACTTCATCGCCTTTAATGTAAGGCAACATAATGCTACCTACAGCACGAAGTTTAAATTCTTCGGGGGTTAATACTTGCGTTTCGGGGTGATCCACGATGACCATCAAACCATTACAACGCTTTAAAAATTCATCATTTAAATAAAGGGATGGATCACGCCAAACGTGTTCGCCAATACTGGATCGGAAAGCCAAACCCGTACCAGTAATACGAATAGCAAATAAACCAATGTTGGCGTACATCTGAGGACTAGCCAAAATACCTTCACTAATTAACTGGGCTATGTCTGTTTCCGTTTTGGCTTTTGCTATTTTAAAAGCTGTTTCCATACCGGGATGTAGTGGAGTTGGCGGCGTATTAATATTGCACCAATCATAGCCTGTAGACTCATAATTCAAAGTCACATTACCTTTATCTACATCACGGGCAATATAGGTACAAAATTGCCCATCATCAAATAAAACTTCTAGATCGCCTGTATAGTCAATTCCAGTTTCTTCTTTACATTCGCGCCTAGCAGCGCTTTCTAAATCGACATCTTTTTCATTTTGATGACCGCCGGGTACTGCCCAAGTTTGAGGATAATCACCACCATTACCGCGGCGAATTAACAATATTTCTTCGTCTTTAGTAACGAACATAATGCCCGCGCAACGTCCGCCCGCGCCCGCATCGTTAGATACCGGTTTTACTATGGCGGGTGGAGTAGGAACTAAATCAATATTTTCTTCAATTTGAGCATCAGGAACGCAGTTTGGCACTTCTTTTCCGTCTTTTTCCTTCATGCCAAATTGTTCATATCCATCCCAGCAAGGATCTTCGTCTGGAATAGCTTGTGCATACTCAATTAACGCATCGCACATTTCTTCTAGATGGCTTTGTGCTTCATCATCATCGCACTTCCATTTTTTCAGGGATTTGTTAATTCTTGAATTAGGATCGTGAGCAGTTTTTTCAGATGTTAGCTTGGCTTTCATACCTTTCATGCGGGCGCAAAATGAATTTTTTCTGTTTCCGCCTTCAGGCTGGGGAGCTTTTAAATGTGCGCCATGAGCCTTATTGTAAGACTCACGCCCTTTTTCATTTAAGCCGCCATTCTTGTTTTTTCCTTCTTTGGTTTCCCAAGCTTCGGAATCTTCCCCATGTCTTACTTCGATTTCGTCATCGCAATCATCATCTTCTTTAAGCGATTCAATATGTTTTGCAACTTGATATAGCTTTTCGCCAATATCTCTGATTTGAAGTTTTTTAAGTTCATGGCTTAATTCACCTTTATGGACAGTAATATTATCTGGCGTAGATAAAACTGTTGGCTCATCAGGGATTTCGTCACCCTTAATCTGTTTAGCCAGCATTTCATTTTGTAACAGTTCATTAAGCCATTCGAGGTTTTCTTCTTCCCCATCATCTTTATGTTTGACAAACTTTTCGCCTACTGATTTCGGAATACCAATATTAGAATGACCTGATGCCGCCGCATACATGGCTTTTCGTTGCTGTTCCGATTTGAATGGCATAGGCTAAAACCCTAATAAATTTTCTTGGATTGTAACGCTTCTTTACCCTTTTGGGTAACCATTTCATCGGGCAATTGACTAACTCGATAAAGGTACTTATAACGACACCGACAATATACCTCTTCGCCGGGCGCGACTACATTGCTAGTATATCCATCTTTTGGCTTTACATAACCATCTTTTTGCGCCCAATTATTTTGAATTAAATAAATATTCTCATCTAATTCTTTATGATCTTCACGATAGTTATAGTTTGATTGACGCCAGTTGCTATGCCATTTTGCGGCAATTGCGCCATTATCTAAAGCTACGATTTCGTTAATATTAGCAACTAACTTGTGGGTTTGGTCAATAATCACGCGCCGTTCTTTAAACGGAAGCATTCCTAATTCTTTTTTAATCTGCTTTTTTTCTTCTTTTTTATCGACTACTTTGCTTCCGCCAATCGGAATTGAAGTTGCCCAGCCAGAGAAGCGGCGCAACATATTACTGATAGATTCTTCGCGGTTAAACTTGATAAGATTGACCGAAGCTAGGATGCGGCGATCCAATTCAGCCCGCATTTTTGGCTTTAATCTGTCCACAGTAAATCTTGTTACATCTTTGCTGACTAATCCACCCTTAGTTACTAAACGATTAAAAGCGCCCTTTAAAGCACGTTCAAGCTCGTTTTGGAGCTTTTCGGGTGTAATTAATGATTTTACAGCCGATTTTCTAAGCTCTTTTACCCAATAATCAAGCCTATCTTGGCTATCGAAGCCATAAATAATAAACTCATTAATGGCGGCTGTGAGGCACTCATAGAAAGTCATTGCTTTTTCTTTACGCTAATTTAGGTAAATTAGGTTGTTCTTGAATTGGAATTTCATACTCTGCAATATCTTCCATATCCAATTGCATATTAGATTTAAACATTTCCGGCATTTCAGACAAATTGTCTTGCGCCCATTGAACTAAGTTAGCCCTATTTTGCGGGTCAATTACAGGTAAAAGAGTACGAAGTACTTCAGTCATACCTTTAAGTTTAACTTCATCGGTTTTAACCAACTCGCTTGGCGTTTCCTCGATCATAGAATCCCAAGCTGGGGTAAACGCATCTTTCCATTCGTAAAAAGCTTCTTCGTAGGTCTTTCCTGCGTACATTTCAGGGTGTTTAGTTTGAACTATTTCATAAAATTGTTTGTTCCATGCGCGATGCATGACAATTTTGTCAAAGAACTCGAACAGCGTTCTCATATCGTTGCGTAAGCCTGTTACATATTGAGCAATTGCAATTGCGTCTTGGCTACCTTCTGCAAAGCTATTAGCTAGGGCTTCATCTTTTAACAAGATGGCGGGTACGTCAGTAGCCGCCGCGATGTTGGCAATAATGTTATTCCTAGCCGTAGTCATGGCGGTATCAGTATTATTCAAGTCGATAGACTCAATATCCTCATCCACATCAATAGACAACACGTTACCTGTAGTACCTTGCTGGAGCATACTGCGCTTAATTCCTGCGCCTACTTGCATTAAGCGGTTCACGATTGAGCCAGATTGCTTTTGCTTAATAACTAGTAATCCCGCCTTAAACGTCACCAAATCGTCCGTCACCATAGACTGAACAAAGGATTTTAGGGGGTATAGTGCGCGTTGGAATACAGAACGACCTGTAAAGCCAAAGCCAGAAGATTGATAAGCTAAGTAAATTGGCGTGTTATTAAACACAATACAGCTTCTTGATGGGTGATAAGGCTGACCCGCGGCAGTAATAAACGTTTTAGGCTTTTGAAAGTCTGGCGCGTTAGGGTTCTGATTGGTGACTGTTGAGCCAGCAAGGTTTAACGGATCGAGCTTATTAAAGTAAATATCTAAATCAGGCAACGTCCAAGGATCAATCGGTTGATCGGTAGGGACGCCTTCAGCGCCATAGATTACGGCGGCTACGCCATACACGCGTTTTAAAAATGTAACGTCACGGATTACATTGGTTGCATCAAGGCTATTCCATTCTTCATGGAACGCTTTAATCAACATTTCTTTTGGCTGGCAATCCATCGTAATTAAGCGTGGTTTGGATAACGCTAATACAATCGGTTTTTCAATAATCTTAGCGGCTAAAGGGTGAAACTCAAAGATCGCTTTACAAGTCTGATAGCCTACAGGACTGCCCGGCTCTATCGCTTCCGCTTGAAGAAATTCCATCAGCGGGGAGGGTAAACCCGTATTGGATATAGTTATTTCAGACATAGATTATTCCTAGAAATATATTTTGCATAATAACACTAGAATCCCAGTTTATTACCACAACCTAATGCAACTCCATAAACGTAACAATCTAATAGATCGTTTGATTTTTTATTTATATCTGGATCGCCTAGTCTAAAGCCAGCCATCTCGGTAATCAAGTGATTTCGCGTTGCGCCCTTAAAAGGTACTGTTTTGTAATAGGCGTGTTCGCTAATTTTAACCTTTTCATTGAAGTGATAGCCTGAAATACTCATAGCGCGATCATCTTTTCCAATTTGAACAAACTTAGGTTCAATCTCACGAACATTCCATCCTCTATTTTGACCTTGTTGCAATAGCACAATTCCTGATCCTTTTCCTTCAATGAAGGTAGAAGTAACGCCATAGATGGCTTTTGTTTGTCTTGCTAATTCTTCTAACTTTGTGAACACAGATGGAATCCAATGTTCTAGCATGGCAGCATCGACAGACACAATATCCCAATCTAATACTGTTAACGGCTGAGGACTTTGTGAGTTAAGGGCAAAGTACACTACCGCCGTTCCGTCAAAGTTTTGACCTGCTTTCATGGCAGAATCAATCACAGCATAGACTGTTTCGACTTGGGTAGGATAGGGGATTGGCAATTCATTTACTAGCAGTTTGTCGACAGCTAACAGGCTGATAGATCGCCAGTCAATAAACTCAGCAAGATACTCCTGCCGGAACACAGATTCATGTTGCCGTAAGCGTTCAGATTCAATTTCTGCTGGTGGCACATAGGGGTTAGCTAAACTTGGGGCATGGAACTCTTTAAATCCAAGGTCTGGCTCATTGCACGATGCCCAAAAAAAATTATCGGGATCAACCCCATTCGGGGTAGAGAAAACCCAAGTAATACCTTGGGTTGTTAGCATTGTTGGTTTAATTGACTTATACCAGATGTCATTTTTCATCTGAGGGCTTTTGGTAAAGGCTGCCTCATCAATGAGTGTTAGATCATAGGATCGCCCGCGCCCTGCCAACTCATTATCCAAAATTGTCCAAAAGTCAATCTTGCCGCCCCCAATTAACTTGATGGTTGCATCGTTACGATTGGCACTTCTGATTACTGGATCAAGAGTATCTCGCAGAGCATCCCAGATTTCAGCTAACTGCTTATGCTCTGGGGCAAAGATACCTACTTGTTTTCCTGAAATAGCGGTTTTAGCTGCCAGCCATGTAGCAAAGATTGATTTACCAAAACGTCTACCTGCGCGTACTACATTGAGTCGCGTTTGCCCTTTGTAGAGATCAAGTTGCCCGCTGTGTAACTTTGGCAATTTGACCTTGCGAATATCAGCCATCAACACCCGGCGTTATATGACCTTCAGCGTTTTCCACGATGATACGAATTTCATTGGAGCTTTCGCCTTCTGGTTTAGCGGGTTTCCAGCCGTGCAAATGTGTAAGCGCAATGTGTTGCGCCTTAGTATCACCATTTAAAGCATTATTCATTAGTGCGCCACTGATTTCAGCTTGATTAGCGGCTCTGGCAGTTAATACCATATCCGCCGCTTTTGAGTCAAATTGGCATAGACGATTGAAGTCTACTGGTAGAAACCCTGAGTAAAGAGCTAAGGCATCGCCTGTCAGCCCACGATAAGCAGCATCGTAAATTTTGTCTAAATCTTCTTGCGTTGCCGAAATCTTGTCGGTCTTATGGTCAACTGAATAGAATAGTGGGTCTGGTGTAAAGCGAGCCATGTTAGTACCCCCTATAGTTAGTCATAGTCCGATATTAGCATAAGCTTTATAGATTGCAAATAGCTTGTTTTACATAATATGTTAGTGTTTACTAACTACTTTTAAAATTGCTAAAAATTTTTTAGCTTTTTGCAAAAGAAATTTTTGCA